CTTATTTTAAAATTAAAGATTATCTGTATTTTAAAAATGATTAACCACCAAACCTGCAAAAAATGTAATAAGAAAGATGTATGGGTCAATGAAGAAACTATGTATTGCGACCTTTGCTATATTCAAGAAAAAACAAAAAATATGTGTGCTTTTTGTGGAGCGATAACTGACGGAAAAAAGTGTGATAGATGTTGAATTTGTAAGGATTGCGGTTAATAAAACTTATGACTATGAATTATGAAAAAGAAAATTAAAAAATTAAATAAAGATTTTCATTTTCACGATTTTCCAACAGGAAAAATTGATGAAGATGGAGAAATGATTTATGAAATTAAAAAATGCTACGCTGATTGTCCGAAGCTTATTATTGAATTTGAAAGCAACTTAAAAACCAAATAAGGAGGTGTAAAATGGCAAAGAAGCGTAAATGCCCAAAGTGTGGATGTTTACGCTTTATGAGTAAGCACCATATCTATCCACGCAGGCATTTCGGTAGAAAAAGCAATCACATTTTGTTGCTCTGTCGTCCCTGCCACGATAAATTGGAATTGCTTATCCCATTCAGAAAAATGCCAAAAGATTTTTATGTTGAAGTAGTAGAAAACTTTATAGGTTTAAGATTAAACCCATAAAAACAGGAGAGTGGTAACCAATTTCCCCAATCGGTGAAAATGGTCAAAGGAGGTATGGAATGAAAACAAATAAAAATGTATATCGCATCTGTGTCCAGTGCCATTGCTTATATGGTTGCGTTAAAAATGCCAACACAAAAAACCATACAAAGCACGACTGCACATTCTGCCGCGGCAAATGTCTGCGATATTGCTTTAATGGGTTAATACCAAAAAAGGCAATATCACACGGACTTTGCGACAACTGCTACTTTGATATAGTTAGGAAAAAGAATACAATAAGGGGGGCTAAATAGCCCCCTAAATACTTTACAAAATAAATAATTTCTGATATTATAATATCGCAGATGAAATAGTAATCGTTTGACTGAAGCGTTCCGGCAGGCATCGTAAATAAGTTTGCCATTAGTTTTCCACAATAAAATTTATTTGTTTTAGCCATTTTGTATAATTATATTAAGGTTATAGTAGTGGCATAACGAATATAAAAATCGCTACCGCCACTACCGGTAGCGATTTTTGTGTTATGGAAAGGATATTGCTAAAAGAATTGAAAATTAAGAAATCTCGTGTTTTTACGCGCGAGCAAGAGTTAGCGGACCAAATTTATTTTTATTTTGGCAAGAAAATAAATTTTCCCTTGATTATTAAATCAATTAAAAATAAGGGTTATCAGGCCATATTTGAAGCGTGGCAGGAAGTTAAAAAAGCAGATTGTCAGGATAAAATTAAGTTGTTTATGTGGAAATTGGGACAAAATAAAGTTATATTTCAATATAAATGATAAACATTTTATTTAGAATTTTATTTGCGTTAATTTTAATCCCATTTTATTGGGTAGGATATAAATTAAAATTATGGAGACCGCACTTCCAATAAACAAAATACTGCACGGCGATTGTTTAGAAGAGTTAAAGAAATTGCCGGATGAAAGTATTGATATGGTAATAACTTCACCGCCTTATTATGGATTAAGAAATTATGGAGTAGAAGGCCAGATTGGATTGGAAGAAACATTTACTGAATTTTTAGATAAGATGATGTTGATAATGGCAGAAATTAAACGAGTGGTTAAGCCGACCGGGAGTATTTGGATAAATTTCGGGGATTGTTATGGAGGAAGTGGAATGGGTATAAGTTATGCGGGACAAACCAAGGGGCCTAACTCAATTTTGAAAGATGATTTAAGTTATATGCCCGCAGTGGGACATTCAAGGGGTCAATTTGATAAATGTCTTTTACTCCAACCCGAACGCTTTGCTATTCGTTGTATTGATGAACTGGGACTAATTTTACGAAACAAAATAAAATGGGCTAAACAAGTTTACTTAAAAAAACAAGGAAAAACAGTAGGAAGTGTTATGCCAACCTCTGTAAAAGATAGATTTAACGAAAGCGGTGAGGAACTTTACTTTTTTGTGAAGAATAAAAAGTATTTTAGCGATTTGGATGCAGTGAGATTGCCAAATCAAGTTTTGGGAGTTACGGATATGCGAGCAAGCGGTTTTGTCAGAAGTAGAGAATTATATCCTGAAAGTAAATATAATAAGTTTGGCTATTCACCGCAAAATAAACAGAGTAATGTAAAACGCTATAATGAAATCCCACCCGACTACGGCAAAAAGAAAAAAGGAGTCCATAAACAAGGCAATCGCTGGATGTCGGGGACACCAAATTATACTTATCAAGGTAAATTTGCTGGCAATCCAAATGCTGAAATGTTTAATAGTCCGAGAGCGAGGACGCAGAGAAACAAAGTCAACGACCCACGAGGCAATCACGGAAAAAGATTAGATTCTATTATAAGTGTCGCAACCAAAGGGCTTTATAAACCGCATAAACAAATTCACGAACTCGGCAAAAACATCCCTACCATTTGGCAAATCAATCCTGAACCGCATAACTTCTCAAAAGAACTTGGATTAGAAGGATTAGAACATTTTGCCATATTTCCACAGGCACTTTTAGAAATCCCAATCAAAAGCAGTTGCCCAAAAAACGGAATAATTTTAGATCCATTTATGGGAAGCGGGACAACCGCATTGGTGGCTAAAAAATTAAATAAAAATTTTATTGGCATAGAATTAAATAAAAATTATATCAAAATCGCCGAAGCAAGATTAAAAACAATACAAAATAAACTATTATGAATTCTAACGAAAAAGAATGTTTTTATTGTGGTATTATTTTAACAGATAATAATAAAACAAGAGATCACATTGAACCAGTTAATAAGGGAAAGCACAGGCGCGGCATTAAAAATTATGGGAAAATAGTGTGGGCCTGTCGCAGTTGTAATTTAGCAAAAGGAAATTTAAGTTTAGAAATTTTTAAGGAAAGCAAATACTATAATTTTTATTGTAAGCGCAAAATATGGAAACAAAAATAATATACAAAAAGCCAATGCTTTATTTTTTAATAAAGTTATTATTTAGAGATTATAATTTTAATAATGGTGTTATTTTTTCTTTCGGAAATAAGATTTACACAAATAAAGAATTAAAAATTTGGAAGCGCGGACACGAATTTATCCATTGTAAACAAATGAAATTTTCAAGTATTTATGCTATAATCCATTTTATAAAGTATTTATTTTTACGGAAATTTAGGCTTAAGTCAGAATTAGAAGCGTTCCAAACTGAATACTTGTTATTAGGTAAAACAGAATACGCCTTACACGAATTATCGCTTAATCTATCCGGGCCGTTATATGGTAATCTTTGCTCATATCACGAAGCAAGAGATTTAATATCACAATGAAATTATTGCCGCCACCGCAAAAAAGAACTACATTAGACGAAATTTTAGGAAAACAAAAACAGAAGATTGAATATGTTGAATTGTGCAATGTATATTGCGCGTTTGCCAATGAATTGCCAAATAAAGAAATAAAAGTAATTGTAGAGAAAAATCTTGCTTATAAGATTATAAAAGGTGAGGCGACGGTCGACGCTCTCGATCCAATGTTTATAGCATTGCCACTGGATGTTAAGAATTTTATTAAAGGCGTTATTCAGTCGCATATAGATAAAATTAAAAATGATTTTTTCAAGAGAATGCAATAAAAGAAAATGCGATGAGTGTTTTGAAAATTCAGAAAATTGCGATTGCCGTTGTCATAAATATGATGACGGAGAAGATGATGACGGAGAAGATGATGAAGAAAATGAAGACGGTGAACTTATTAACGGCCGTTTTGTATAATTTATGTTTAATATAATAAATGAACTTTCCCCACGCGAAAGGACAAAAAGGGTTATTGAACTTGCGACTAATAATTTAGTTGATTTTAGTGTCGCCGTTGATGCTAAATATACGGCACCGTGGCACATACAAGAGATTGCGTCAGTTTTAGAAAGAGTTTTATGCGACGCAATACAAAATAAAAAATCAAGAATTATATTGGAAATTCCGCCTCGGCACGGAAAATCTGAATTATCAACTATTAAATTTCCGGCTTGGGCGCTCGGTAAATATCCTGATTTACCAATCGTTGTATGTTCTTATTCAGAATCTCTTGCAACTACTTTTGGACTTAAAACAAGGGATATTATGAACGATGATATTTATCGGCTTTTATTTCCAACAAGATTAAGAGCAGACCAAAAAGCAAAGGGTAAATGGCTCGTTACGGCAAGCGACCAATACGGCAAAATAAGACAAACAGGCGGTGGTTATACGGCCGCCGGTGTTGGTTCGGGAATCACTGGGAGAGGTTTTAAAATCGGAATAATTGACGATCCTTTTAAGGATAGAGAGGAAGCAGAATCAGAAACAATAAGAAATAAAGTTTGGGATTGGTATAAGGATGTATTTTATACGCGCCAAGAATCAAATGCCGCGATTATTATTATCGCGGCACGTTGGCATACAGATGATTTAATTGGCAGACTAATTGAAAAAGAGGAAGAAGATAAGAAAGCTGGCGTTGAAAATTACGATCAATGGGAGATTATAAGATTTCCGGCCATTGCAGAGCAAGACGAAAAATATCGCAAAAAAGGAGAAGCATTATGGCCCGAGAAATTTTCAATAAATCAATTAAAAACTATTGAGAATACACAGGGTCAGTATTCATTTTCGGCATTATATCAACAAGAGCCAATTTCATCTGAAACACAAGAATTTAGAAAAGAATATTTTAAGTATTATAAACCGGAAACATTATTAACTATTCCCGGATTAAGATATTATACTTTGGTAGATTTGGCTCATTCGGAAAAAAAAGAAAATCACGAAACGGTTGTCAGGACTATAGCTAAGGCAGTTGCCTTACCACAATGGTATTTAATTGAAGAATCTGCCGGACATTATGATCCGGGCGAAACAATAGATAAGATATTTTATCACGCCTTAACATATCAATCAGAAGTATGGATTGAGGGAGTTGGGTATCAACGCTCAATAGAATATCATCTAAAAGAGAAAATGAAACGTGATCAAGTTTATTTTATGGTAAATCTACTTAAAAGAAATTCAGAAGTCGCTAAATCTGAAAGAATAAGGGGATTGCTTCCACTTTACAGAGCAGGAATTATTTTCCATAGAGATAATGGATTAGATGCTGGAATGGAAAGACAATTACTTTCGTTCCCAAAGGGAAAATTAGACGACAGAATTGATTGTTTGGCAAATGGTTTAGAAGCAGTGCGCGGAACGCAACAATCACAAAAAGAAAGATTATTTAAGGCAATAGAAAAAAGGCGTCGCGGTATTATAATAAATAAACAGCAATTATCAGGGATGAGAAAACAAAAATCTATCTCAAATTATATTTAGTTTTCCACATTATTTAATTGTTTTATAGTCTAAAAAATAGTATAATATCACTATGTTAGAAAAAACTTTAGCAGATAAATTGGCTGGGATAGCCGTTGAACAAATCAAGGCAGGATTTAGATTTAAGAAGGGCAGAATGGATCAGATAAAAAGAAATGAGAATGCCTATATGAATGTCAAAGATGAAGTTTCAGGGCTAACAAATGATTTAGTTGTTTCAATGCCGATTATGGGTGGTTTTATTGATACGCTTGTGTCCAAACTTAATAATCCAGTAAAAATAAATTTTGATAAACAAGAAGAAGCTGATTATCGTAAGGCGTTAAAAATGCAAGCTAAATGGGAATATGATTCTTCACCAACGCGCGGCGCGTGGAGAATTAAAGATTTAATTGGAAAGAAAATGGCCGGATTATCCGGTGTTTCTATTTTTTATAAAGCGTCAATGGCTAAAGATAAAAAGTTTGTGGATATTTTAAGAAATGTAGATCATAATCATTTTTATTGCGAACCTAAAAAAGGATTTAATTTAGAAACACATCGTTATCTCGGAGAAACAAACATTTGGAAATCCGCAACAGATTTAGATAATGGAGTTAAAAATGGAATTTATGACGCAGAGCAAATTGTTAAAATAAAATCTTCACTTACAGACGAAAACAGGAAAGTTAATGAGGAACTTTATAATGCCAATAAAAATCGCTATACCGCAATGGGACTTTCAGATAACGAAAATTTTGAAGGAGATGATTTATATTGTTTAACAAATCATCTTATGGAATATCAAGGAAAAAGATATTATCTTTTTCTTGATTATAATACTGGCATTTGGGCGCGAGCAGAAGAATTGGAAGATATGTTTTCAACGCCCGAAGATTTTGATAATCCATTGTGGCCTTATCAAGCTTGGCACACTCATCCGGATATTTCAAACTTTTGGAGTAAGGGTCCGGCTGACGATGTTGTTTCAGTTCACGGACAAGTTGGTCGTATCTTAACTTATGCTTTTAAAAACTTAAAACAAAGGATTCAAAAGAAAAGAGCCATTGATCCCGAAGTTTTCCCTGATGCTTCAGAAATTGAAGATGAGATTACTCAAATTGTAGAAGTTAATCCT